GTCGTTCTTCCGGCGCTCCTCGGCGAGGCGCGCCATCGCGACTTCCTTGTCGTCGGCCGCCTTCTGGAGCTCGACCTGGACCAGCTTGTCGGTCGGGTCGCCCTTCTGGCCCTGCTGGGCCTGCGCCGGGGGCGCCAGGCTCGGATCCCTGAAGTAACGGCTCGCGTCCTTGAAGCCGGACAGCTTGGCGAAGTCGGCGTAGGTGTTCCGCAGCTCCTGGAGGCCGCAGATCGGGTTGTCGGGGCCCAGGGTCATGATGACCTGCTCCTGCTTCTGGGCGATCGCCCCCAGGGCCTGCATCTTCGTCGCGTCGTCGGTCCGCCCGATCGGGTTGACCTTCACGTCCGCCTCGGCGTCCCACACGCGGGGGTCCATCTCGACCCACCGGCCGCGCAGGCGGATGGTGCGGGGCTTGTCCTGGTGGCGCGTGATCGTCCGCAGGATGCCCTTGAACAGGCGCCGCAGGCCCGTTTCGGCGAACGTGCGGGCGATGAGCTCGGACCGCTCCTGCGCCGCCGCCAGCGTGCTCGTCACGGCCGCGCGGGTGGTGCTCTGCAGCACGTCGGGATCGAGGCCCTGCGAGGCCTTGCTCTGGCCCGTGCGGGAGGCGCGGATGTTGTCGAGGTAGTCGAGCACGCCGAGCGCCTGGGGGCCGATGAAGGGCTCGGCGAGGCTCTGGACCATGCCGGGCGCCTTGGCCCTGATGACCCTGCCCATCTCCGTGTTCAGGGCGTCGTCAATCTCGACGGCGTTCTCCACCACCACCAGGGACGGGAAAATCGAGCTCGCCAGGCTGTCGAGGGTGTTTCGCAGGACGTGCGACTTGATGTCCTGGATGTCCATCGTGTCGTCGGCCACGGAGAGGCCAAAAATCGCGTGCGGCTCGGGGTTCGGCGAGAAGAGGGCGTAGTCGACGTCGGCCACGATCTCGTCGTGGAAGATCTCGCAGTTCGACCCGATCGCGCGGATCCAGTGCAGCTCGGCGACGCCGTCCCCGTCCGCGTCGGCGCGCAGGAACACCTCCACCAGGAGGACGTCGAGCTGGCTCTGGTCGGGGCTGTTGGACGATTGGATGTTGGGGTTGAGCTGGCGGATCAGGGCTTCGTTGTTGATGCCGAAGTCGCTGTCGCGGCCGGTGTTCTTGAGCACGATCTCGGGGTCGGCGCCCAGCTTGATCGCCTCGGACACCTTCACGTAGCGGCGCCTGCCCACCAGGGTCGCCGTGTCGATCGACTTGGCCCACCGGGAGATGACGAACTCCTCGGGCGGCACGGCCTCGATCCGCGTGTGGCCCTTCTGGGCGGTGCGGCGGATCTTGAGGTCGACCGTGACCTCCATCTGGGCGGCGATTTCTAGCTGTTGCTCGGGCGTGAGCTGCACGTCCGCCGGCAGGGCGGGGCCCTCGGCACGGACTTCCTGCGCCAGCACCTCGACGCCGGGCTCGCGCTCAAGCAGGCGCACCTGGCCGATCGAGAGGCCCGTGTACGTGTGCTCGGTGACGCACTGGTAGTCCTCCCAGCGCCAGGTGACGATCCCCAGCTTCTTCAGGAGGGCGTCCTTGAAGGCGGCGTAGAGCACCTCGAATTTCGAGTTGCCGTCCGCGTCCAGGATGAAGTCCACGTAGTCCGTGACCTGCTCGGCCTGGGGCACGGACATGGCCCGCGTCGGCTCAAACTCGACCACATGGTCGCCGCCGACGAAGATCCGCATGAGGTTCGGCATCATCGCGTTGACGGTGTCGCGGACCTCGGTCAGCACCACCTGCGAGCGGCCGTCCTCCTCGTCCCCGAACGGCTGGCCCTGGTAGAACCGGGCCGCCATCTCGCGGTAGGGCGAGACGTCGCTGTCGATGTAGTCCTCGGCGTCCTGGAACTCGGCGCGCAGGATCGTCTCAAGGTCGAACTCGTCGGCCTCCTCGCCGTCGTCCTCGTCAAGGTTCGCGAGGGCGTCCTCGTCCAGCTCCTCGGGCTCGGGCTCGGGCGCTGAGACGGGTCGACGTGCCATGCGGAGAGCTCCCGGCCTGCGGTGCCATAGTACCGCGCGGCCGGAAGATAGTCGTGTTCGTGTTTTCGTGCAACCTAAGCGGTTTCGCGTCGCGCAAGGCGCGCCCCTGCGACGATCAGGGCCGCCGCGGCGACCCAGGCCTCGGTCGTGCCGACCCCGACGACGAGATAGGCGGCGGCGCCGCCGACGACGAGCCCCAGAATGTGCATCACCGGATCCCCTTGATGTTCCGTTTCAGGGCGCCGCCGCCCTTGCCCTTCGGCAGGGAGGCGTAGCGCAGCATCATCAGCCCGTAGCGGGTCGCCGACAACAGGTCGTCCTGGACCTTCACGATCAGGCCGTCCTTGCGGTGGTAGATCCGGTACTCTTCGAACCACTCGCCGAGGTGGTCGAACACCTTCAGGCCGCCCGTCTCCATCCGGTTGAGCATCATGGCGACGCCGGCCTCCAGGCCGTAGCCGCCGTCCTGGAAGGTCGCCTTTTCGAACAGCATATTCATGCCCTGGCGCCGGTAGAGCTCGGCGAACGTCTCGCCGCTCGATCGGTCCTGGCTCAGTGCGTCGTGCGGCCACGCCCAGGGCATGTTGTCGCCCCAGGTCTTCAGGGTCGCCGCGTGCTGCAGGATGGTCGCGTTCTGCCGGTGGATGTTGGTCACGTAGACCGTGTCGGTGTCGCGGTCCCACGCCAGCTTGACGCCCGCGGTGGGGTGGTCGTAGCCGCCCAGGTCGATGCCGCCGAGGCGCGGCCAGTGGCTCGGCACCGCGAAGGCCGGGATCTGGATGCTCGTCTCCGGCAGGGGGAACACCCGGCCGCTGCCCAGCATCGGGATGCCCTTGGCGCGGGCCTCGCGTTCGTGCGCGGAGTAGCCGTTGACGATCGTCTGGCGCTGCTCGGGCGTGATGTGGGGCACGTCGTCGATCGTCATCTGGACGACGGCGCGATCCTGGGTCGAGGGCTGCGGGTAGAACAGCCGGACCACCTCGGACATGCCCAGGAGGGGCGTGAAAGTCAGGAAAACGAAGCCGCCGGTCGCGTTCGTGCGCGTCAGGCCTTCCTGGTAGATGTCGAGGGGCGGTTCCTCATCGAACCAGACCAGGTCGAGCGTCTCGCCCTGCCACTTTTCGCGCCCTTTTTCGTACGATTTGAAGGCCAGGCGCGACTTGCCGCCCGACTTGTGCTGGACCGTGACCTGGTCGAGGGCGTCGGCGATGCCGCGCGCGGCCGAGGTGTCCAGGATCGACTTTTTCGGGATCATGCCGGTGCCGTGAGCCCCGACGCGGCCCATCAGCACGCGCTGCACGGTGTCGCGGGTCGCTTCCGACGTCACGCCCGACGCCCAGGCGGCGATCGGCTTCTTGAACCGCCGGCCCGGCCAATCGTCGGGGTAGTCGCCGGTCAGGTGGTAGGCCACCTCGGCGCCGCCCGACCAGGTCTTGCCGAGCTGGTTGCCGGCCATCAGCAGGCGCTCGCGCTTGTCCTTCCCGAGCGAGTGGAAAATCTGCTGTTTCTCGTAGGGCCGGTAGAGCGAGAGCTGCATCTCGGAGATGAGCTGCGCCGCCGCGGCGCCGGCCGCCTTGATCGTTTTGGGGTCGACGGTCCGGTTCATGCCCGATCCTTCGGTTGGTGCCGGCCGCGGCCCCCAGAAGGAGGATGAGGCCCGCCGGCTGACGGGGTTGACTACGACGAGGCACTGTCCGTCTGATCCTCGTCCGGCCGTCCCCCAGGGGGGCCCCGCCGGCCAGGGTTCGCCAGCATCAAGCGATTACGCGCCCGACGCAAGCGGGATGCGGTAGACCTCGACGCCGGCCTCCCGCAGGAGGTCCATCGCCTGGCCGAAACTCTCATGCCAGGCGAACGGCGTCTCGGCCGGGGCGCGGTAGCGCACCACCTCGATCCCGGCCTGGATGATCAGCCCGGCGCAGGTCGCGCAGGGGTGGAGGGGCGACACGTAGATCGTGCAGCCATGCAGCGGCTCGCGCGCCGTGACGATCGCGTTGGCCTCGGCGTGGACCGTCCGCAACAGCTTGGTCGGCCGCTCGGCGTAGAGGGTGGGGTTGTCGTTGGTCCCGCGCGGAAACCCGTTGTAGCCGACGCTGGCGATCGTCTTGTCGGGGCGCAGGATCACCGCACCGACGCGGGTCGAGGGATCCCGCGACCGGCGGGCCACCAGGTCGCACAGATCGAGGGCCCAGGTGTCGAGGTCGGGGCGGTCCATCAGTGCCGGGCCTTCGGCACGGGGGCCTTCTCGAGCACCGCCAGGGGCCGCATCGCGGCGACCGTGCTGCGCCAGCGAATGAACGTCTTGGCGAGCTCGGCCGTGTCGAACGGGTATGTCTCGATCACCGTGTCCTCGCTCCGCATCTCGGCCAGGTCAGGATCCACGTCGGGGTAGCGAACCGCCAGGACGCCGGTCCCGTTCGGCAGGACGCGCCACCGCCGGACCTCGGCGTCCTGGGCCAGGATGAACTTGCTGGCCGCCGGGGCCAGGGCCTTATCGAGCGCGTCGGGCGCGTCGGGCTTCGGGGTCATAGAGCTCGTCCTCGTAGGGGATGTCGTCGTGGAGCAGCCAGAGCATCGTCCCCGCGCCCAGGCCGAACCCGACCAGCAGCGCGAAGACGACATACCAGAACGGGAAATCCATCAGAGGCCCCCCTCGCGCTCGATCTCCCGCAGGCCGGCCTCGCCGACGATGGTGATCGACGGGGCCTGGGAGCCGTTGAGGGCCGCCACGATCAGCTCGGCCGCGTCGCGGTCCGTGGCGATGGCAATCTGCTGGCCCTCGCCGAGGCCTCGCTTGGCGTCGAAGATGCCGTAGCCCTCCAGGACCATCTCGATCGGCTTCTCGTCGGTCACTTCGCCGTCCTCGTCGTAGACCTCGACGCGGCTCTCCTCGACGGCGACCGCCGTGTGCTCGTAGCTGAAGCGGGGCCTGTTCATCGGCTCCTCCGGTGCTGTTGCTGTTCACGAAACAGCTTGCGCCAGACGCAACTTGTCCGCCAGCAAAACCCGAAAAATTCGGGGCGGGGGTGGGGATGGATCGGGCGGGGCGGGGGAGGGGCCCCTACAGAGGGCCATGTCTGCCCCGCTCCAGCCGCCCCCGGCCGCGCGCGGGCCCGGGGGGCCTCCGCGGCGCCCCGCCCGCGCGCCCCCGCCCCGCCTGGCGCAGCTCAGATCGCGTCGTCCTCGTCTTCGATGGGTACATTCACCGCCTCCAGCTCCAGCGTCGGAGGCGAAACGTCAATCATTTCAATGGGTGCTGATAAACCCACAGGGTTTGCCAG